CGTACGTAAAACATGGCGTAAGGCTCGCTTGCTTATACGCATTACCAAAGGGGCAGCGTATGAAAGCCGTACTTGAGTTCACGTATCCACAAGACGAAGGCAAGCTCAAGCATGCGCTCAAAGGTGAGGACTATTACCTAGCATTGGTTGAGATAGAAAGAATATTCATGTGCGAGAGACTGACACCGGATAACAGTCAGGTGATTGTGGACATACTAGAGAAGGTATTGACAGAATGAACGGGTTTGTAAACCGACAACTTGAGCTTGGAAGCAAGCAACCCGTACACAAGTACAAGCTATGTAACAAGTGCGAAGAGATGAAGCCCCCCGAGGGGGGAATCGAATTGTCCCCAAGCAGATGGTCATGTGCTAGATGTTGGGCTAACAGAGTAATAGCAAGGAGTTTATTAAATGCCAAGACCTAAACCGCCTGAGAAACTAATAGGTAGACAGGTACGAATGTCAGACAGACATTGGTTAATACTAAATCAACTAGGCGGTGCGCAATGGCTACGTGAGCTATTGGATAAGAAGTCACCGCTGCCGAAAAAATATTACGAGGAGTTATTGAATGACAACAGGAATCGAGAATCTAAAACCGGAACAACAACGCAAGGGGCGGGGGCTAGGTAAGAAGCCCGCGCTATTCTGCACGAGCTTGCGTCTACCAAAGGATGTGATGGATTACTTCAACACAAACTTTGCGTATACAAAGCAAGCCAAGATGAGAGAAGTTCTTACTGAGTACGTTAACAATCAAACTAAGGAAATATCATGATCGAATTAGCAACAACAACAGAGCAACCCAAGATGACCAAGTCAGCGCAAATCCGTAACTACGTTGCGAAACACCCAAAGGCTAAGTCAGCAGACGTAGCCAAGGCGATAGGCGTAACCACTGCGTATGTAGCCACAGTACTGTGGACTGCAAAGAAGAAAGCCAAAGTAGCGAAGAAGGCAAAAGCTAACTGGAAACAGTTGGGTTTGTTTAGCTCAAACATTCCAATGGGCAAGGATACAGTTACTAAGCTATCACCTAACCGCATGGCGCAACTTGCGTATGAGGCGGGTAAGGCAAAGTTCCGTATGGAAGGCGACCGAAGCGACGCAGTGAATAACCCTGCTCATTACACAGTAGGTGGAATCGAGACGATTGATTTCATTGAAGCGAAGAAGCTCGGCTACAACCTTGGCAACGTGGTGAAGTACATCACACGTGCCGACCACAAAGACAACAAGTTGGAAGACTTGCGTAAAGCGCAATGGTATCTGACACGTGAGATCAATTCACTCAAGTGACACCTAACATTTGTTAGAAACAGTTAGGGAAACTACTAGCCACCTTCGGGTGGCTTTTTTACGTCTGTACTATTGACTTTGTCAAAGGTTGTGCTATCATCGAGGCTCGAAAATATTTTGGAGTATCAGATGGACACACGCATGGAGTCAGCTTTAGCCCTTGCAGATAAGTGTTGGTCAAAGGCCAACCGAACAAGCCCCGAGTTTGTTGAGCGTTACTTAGAGCTAGCCGAAGAGTTGCTAGTATCAAAGCCCGTTGTTCTTGGTGATGAGTTCCGAGAGTACTGCGGCAAGAAACTTTTATTCCGACCCAAAGAGTTGCACCCTAACGTATGGGTGTCAGGCGTACGCACTCTGAGTACGCTCGGATGGATTGCCCACAATGGTTACACGACACCGACCAAGTCGCACAACCACATGCCTTCGGTCTCAGTATGGAAGAGCATGATCTATGGCAATGACACCTGAAGCCAAGGTCAAGGCAAAGATCAAGGCAATCCTCAAAGCCCATAACATCTACTACGCTATGCCTATTGGTACTGGATACGGCAATAGCGGTGTGCCCGACTTCCTGTGTTGCGTCAACGGCAAGTTCGTAGCGATCGAAGCCAAAGCGGGTAAGGGTCAAGCAACCGCGCTACAACTAAAGAATATGCAAGCAATCAATTCGGCTGGCGGTTATACGTGCATCATCAACGAGACCAACCTCGAAAACCTAACAAATGTTATAGGTGAGTGCAATGCCAATTAGTCGTGCCGAAATACTACACCAACTACTACCTGTAATGCAGGATGTGTTCGATAAAGAATACAAAAAAACTGCATGGGTAGGTACGCACTACGTGATGCGCTCCCGCTACGGCAAGTACACCATATACAGATGGGACTACCTTGACTTCAAGCGAACAAGCACGACACTAGCCAAAGGCTTAGACAAAGATACAGCCACAGGCATGATGAAGTTATTGAAAGAACCGAATGAACATATTAACGATAGACTTTGAGACATATTATTCCCGTGAGTTCTCTCTAACAAAAGTTACCACTGAGGAATACATTCGTAGCCCTGAGTTTGAGACTATTGGCGTAGCAGTACAGATCAACGATGGTGAGCCCGAGTGGTTTAGCGGCGATGGTGAAGCCATGCACCAGTTCCTCACCCGATTCGATTGGGCTAACAGTTTGGCACTTGCGCACAACGCCCCGTTTGACGGAGCGATTTTGAAGTGGGTCTACGGACTCAGCCCCAAAGGTTGGCTTGATACTTTATCCATGGGCAGAGCCTTGCATGGCACTAACGTAGGCGGTAGCTTAAAGGTGCTGTCAAACTATTACGGCCTTGGCGAGAAAGGCATAGAGGTAGAAAACGCACTAGGTCTGCGGCGTCAGGACTTCAGCCCCGAACAGTTAGCCCGCTATGGCGACTACTGTAAAAACGACGTTACTCTTACGTGGGAATTGTTTAACGCAATGTCTGCTGGCTTCCCCGCTATTGAGTTGCGCCTGATTGATTTGACTGTGCGCATGTTCACCGACCCTGTGTTGCAGTTAGATAGAGAGCTCATCAAAGACCACCTGCTTAGTGAGAAGCAACGTAAGGAAGACCTACTCGAGAACTTTGACAAAGAAGACTTGATGAGCAACGTAAAGTTTGCCATTATCTTGGAGGGCTATGGCGTAGTACCCCCGATGAAAGTCAGCCCTGCAAACGGCAAACAAACCTTTGCTTTCTCTAAAACAGACGAAGAGTTCAAAGCGTTGCTTGAGCATCCAAACCCACAGGTACAAACTTTAGTGGCAGCGAGATTGGGCACTAAGTCTACGATAGAAGAGACAAGGACAGCTAGGTTTCTTGGCATAGCTGAACGCGGCTCATTACCTGTACCCCTACGCTACTATGCGGCACACACCGGAAGGTGGGGCGGTGACGACAAATTAAATCTGCAGAACCTACAACGCAACTCACCTCTGAAGCATGCAATCATTCCCCCGGACGGATACATGATGATTGATTCAGACTCATCACAAATTGAAGCCCGTACGCTTGCATGGCTTGCGGAACAAGACGACTTAGTGGAGGCATTTGATCGTGGCGAGGACGTATACAAAATCATGGCATCTGCTATCTATGGCAAAAACATCGCAGAAATTACGAAAGACGAGAGGTTCGTTGGCAAGACTACTATCCTTGGGTGCGGGTACGGAATGGGTGCAACTAAGTTCCAAGCGCAACTCAAAAACTTTAATGTGGCGATTGACTTGGACGAAGCGAAACGCATTATCGACACGTACCGCGCAACGTATCCGAAGATTACTGAGCTGTGGAAGTCTGCGGCGTCAGCACTCAAGGCTATATTACAAAATCAGCAGACCACATTAGGCCGAGGCGGTATCTTAAAGATCGATGGCAATAGCGGTGTTTTACTACCCAATGGTTTGTACTTGCGCTACCCCAACCTACGTCTACTTGAGAACGAAGAAGGGAAGTCCGAGCTGGTGTACGACACCAAGAAGGGCAAAGCAGTGATACCAACCCGCATCTATGGCGGCAAGGTTATTGAGAACGTGTGCCAAGCGTTAGCCCGTATCGTGATTGGTGAGCAGATGCTAATGGTTGCGAAGAAGTACCGAGTTGTAATGACTGTGCATGACGCCATCGCTTGCATTGTGCCGACTGCGCAAGTTAATACAGCCAAGGAGTACGTTGAGATGTGTATGCGTACACGACCATCGTGGGGCATGGAGTTACCACTCAACTGCGAAGCAGGGGCAGGGGCAAGTTATGGAGACTGTTAAGGAGAAGCAAATGACAGAAGAAGAAAGAGAAGTAGATTTTCTGATAGCTGAGTTAGAGCGAGAAATTAAATTGATGCAAGCACGTGTGGCTAGGTTGGAACGTGTTGAGTCTGCGGCTAGGGCCGTGGTAGATTCGTTTAGTAACAGCATCGATTACGACAGTTGGGACAAGGCACTGGATAAGCTAGAAGCGGTACTGAAGGAGAAGCCATGACTTGGCCTTTCCCACCATTCCCAAACCCCAAGGACAAGGGCAACCGAGTCCCTAAGTTCAACCCTGACAACCATGAGGATGCACCTGTATGACCGAAGATGAAATAAAATTTTTATCAGAAGTAGCGCACCGAGCCAAAGACCCTGTAATGATGCAATCAATCATTATGTCCGCTGTGAATGGCGTACGTCGTAATGCTGAGGAAGTGCGCAAACATGCCGTGGATATGGAAGTTGTTGCAAACATGGCGATGAACACGCGACTGTTCAAAGGCAACGAAAAGTTCCTTGCCGATAAGTTAGAGAGTTGGAGGCACATGAATGGACTGCGATGGGATGACCAAATTGCCAAACTCAAGGAGAAGAACAATGGATGACTGTCCAAACTGTGAGTACCATAGGAAACGAGCACAACTATGGCGCGAGGAAGCTTACAAGCTAGCAGGGCATCCGTTGCCTGATTATTTGCCTACTGTACGTAACGACGTATTGGAAGAAGTAGCCAAGGAGTTTGACAGCATGAAAGCCTTTGGTGATACGTCAGCATCGTTTGCGGCATACGTACGGGGTTTGAAGCGATGATTAAATACAACGGCTACGACGAAGCGATCATTGGGCCCGCAAGCATTTGGCGTGAGAGTACGCAAGTATCTGTATTGGTATACGACGCCGAGAAGATACGAGAAGTCCTGATGCGAGACGGCATGGATGCCGAGGAAGCTCGGGAGTTTATTGAGTTCAACATTGAAGGCGGCTACCTAGGTATTGAAACCCCTGTGCTAGTTTGGCCTAACGATATATGGGATGAAGAATGAATCAAATCAAAGCAATCGAAACTACGTACAAGGGCTATCGCTTTCGCTCAAGGTTGGAAGCACGATGGGCTGTGTTCTTTGACACCTTGGGCATAGAGTGGAAGTACGAAGACCAAGGGTACGAAAGAGATATTGGAATTTATGAATGTGTTGGCGACCCCGACTCTCCAACCGGAGAAAGGCATGTGCCAAACATAGCGCGATACTTGCCTGATTTTTTCTTGCCTGATGGTAGAGGTGGTGGTGTGTTCGTAGAAGTTAAGGGTGACAAAGATGCGCTGAAAAAGAATTGGGAGCATCATGCACAAATACACGACTTTGGGGGAATACTTCCTAACTTTGCCGATTCGTTTAGAAAAAATAATGCGGGGTTACTTTTGCTTTCTGACATACCTGAAGCGTCCGACCAAAAAATTTATGTACACCCAATCATTCAGCATTACAAAGGTTTGGTTAAAAGCTATGCCTTCTTTGATGGGGGTCATTTGGCAGTATTAGAGAACTCCCCTTTCACACGTATGTTTGGCTTAGCCCCTGTGCATGGATTGGAAGTGGAAGAAAATAATTGGGGTATTGATACTATGCAAGTGCACGTGTACAGACACTACCCCAATGTGGTAAAAGCTTATGCCGCCGCACGTAGTGCTAGGTTTGAGCATGCAGATAGACAACCAAGATACGTGCCCGGGCCGTATCTTTAACAGAAAGAAATTATGAGTATCGTTTGGTCATTCAGTAGCCTGAAAACATTTCAGCAGTGCCCTAAGAAGTACTATCACACCAAGATTGCAAAGGACGTTGTTGAACCCGACACACAGGCAACACTGTATGGAAAGACAGCTCATACCGTGGCGGAGGAATATATTCGTGACGGAACCCCGATCCCTGAACAGTTTGCGTATATGCAAGCTACCCTAGATACCTTAAAGGACATCCCCGGAGATAAGTTATGCGAAGTAAAACTTGGGTTGACGAAGAACTTAGAGTCGTGCGACTTCGATGCTCCGAATGTATGGTGGCATGGGGTAGCGGATTTGGTGATTATCAACAAGAAGACGGGGACGGCGCACTCCATAGACTACAAGACGAGCAAGAGTGCGAGATATGCGGACGTGAAGCAACTCGATCTTGTCGCCTGTGGGTTATTCGCCAAGTTTCCGGAGATCAAGAGGGTAAAGTCGGCTCTCTTGTTTGTAGTCAGCAAGGAATTCGTGAAGGCTACGCACTATTCAGAAATGGTAGAGAAATACATTGAGAAGTCCGCCCAAGACGTTGCAAGAATTGAAGCGGCGTTAGAAAATGGGGTATGGAATCCAATCCAAGGCCCACTGTGCAAGTTCTGCTCGGTGAGAGAATGTGAATACAACAGGAACTAACATGCCCTACGTAAACAAACCCCGCCCCTACAAAAAAGAGTATCAACAACAGATTGCACGTGGCGAAAGCCCAGAACGCTTAGAGCGTCAACGTGCTAGAGAAGGTATAGATAAAAAGAATGCAGACCGAAACAAAGATGGACGTGCTGACGTCCGCGAAGGCAAAGATGTTGCTCACATCAAGGCACTATCTAAAGGTGGCACAAACGGGAACGGAGTCAAACTTCAAACCCCATCAGCCAATCGCTCGTTCAAACGTGGTTCAAACCACAAAGTCGTATCAGAAGTAAGCACCAAGGAACGTAAGAAAAAATGAACCTATCAGAATATACGTGGCCTCGTCCCCCGGGGTTCACGCCGTTTGAGCATCAGAAGACAACATCAGAATTCCTTACAACAAACCGCAAGGCGTTTTGCTTTAACGAGCAAGGTACAGGTAAAACAGCATCAGTCATTTGGGCTGTGGATTACTTGATGACTGTAGGATTAGTGAAGCGTGTGTTAGTGATCTGCCCTTTGTCGATCATGAAGTCGGCTTGGCAGAATGACTTGTTTAAGTTTGCAATCCACCGTACCGTATCAGTCGCTTATGGAGCCGCACGTAAGCGCAAGGAGATTGTGAGTCTTGGTGCTGAGTTTGTCATCATTAACTTCGATGGCGTTGGCATCGTCAAGAAAGAAATCATGGCGGGTGGGTTTGACCTCATCGTAGTAGATGAAGCGTCAGCCTATAAAAATGTGCAGACCGAGCGTTGGAAAGACCTACGAGACCTAACAAAAGTTATCAAGGGTCTGTGGATGCTGACGGGTACGCCTGCCGCACAGTCGCCTGTGGATGCTTACGGATTGGCAAAGCTTGTGAACCCCAAGGGCGTGTCACCATTCTTTGGTCAGTTCCGAGACACAGTGATGATGAAGCTCACCATGTACAAGTGGATACCCAAGCCGACCGCGCAACTAATCGTTCACAAAGCGTTGCAACCCGCCATTCGGTTTGAGAAAGCCGACTGCCTCGACTTGCCGCCTGTTACGTTTGTTGAACGAGATGCACCATTAACACCACAGCAGATTAAGTTCTACAACATACTAAAGAAGCAGATGCTTATTGAGGCTGCTGGAGAAGAAGTATCTGCCGTTAACGCTGCCGTACAAATTAACAAACTTCTACAAATAGCTGGAGGTGCGGTGTATACGGATACGGGCGAAGTGGTTGAGTTTGATGTGAGCAGTAGGCTCAACGTAGTGCAAGAAGTAATTGAAGAGTCAAGCCACAAGGTGCTTGTGTTTGTTCCGTTCACGCACACCATACAACTACTTGAAAAGCATTTGCAGAAAAACAACATTACATGCGACGTTATTAACGGCTCGGTTCCTGTAAACAAACGCTCAGATATTGTCAAGCAGTTTCAAGAGCAACCTGAACCAAAAGTATTAATCATTCAGCCAAAGGCGGCGTCACACGGGTTAACTCTAACTGCCGCTAACACAATTGTTTGGTATGCTCCATGCACAAGTGTCGAAACGTACTTGCAAGCCAACGCACGTATCGACCGCCCCGGGCAAGTTAATAACATGACTATCGTACACATTAAGGGTAGCCCCATTGAGGCTAAGATGTACACGATGCTTCAGGGCAACATTGACAACCACCAAAAAGTAATTGATTTGTACAAGCAAGAAATTTCTTCGGAAACTCTTGACAATGTAAAAAGTTAGAGTAGAATTAGATTTGTGTAGCAGTGGTGGGTAACGGGTTAGCGCCGTTACATTTGCCTCCTAATGTTTTGGAATCCACTGCTTTATGTGAACTGCTATTGCTACACACCTTATCAGGAGAATCAGATGGACGAAGAAGTCAAGAATAGAATTACCCCTATGGACTTAGCAAAGCTAACGTCTATTTACATCAAAATCAGAGACAAGCGTGCCGACAACAAGCGCATGTTTGAAGCTGAAGACAACGACCTTAAAGAGCAGATGGAAGTGTTAGAAGCACAGATGCTCGATATGTGTAAAGACATGAATGCTGATAGCATTCGCACCCCACACGGCACAATCATTCGCTCGGTAAAGTCACGGTACTGGACGAACGATTGGGATTCAATGTACGACTTCATAGAGGAGCATGGTGCATTTGGCCTGTTAGAGAAGAGACTTCATCAAACAAACATGAAGGATTTCCTCTCTGAGAATCCCACAGTTCTACCACTTGGTCTCAATGTGGAGAATGCTTATACCGTGGTTGTTAGACGTTCTAAGGAAAAATGAAATGAGTGATCTCACTATTCTCAACCAAGACCTCCCCGACTTCCTGCAAACCGCAGGTGTTAGCGAGCTTACAAAACAACTTGCTGGCAAGTCCGGCGTTAAACGCATCGTGCCTAAAAACGGAATCTTCCGTAAGACGGTCGGCGGTGAAGAGATGGGCAAGGTCAAGGGTAACTTGAACGCCATCATTGTTAACGCTTCCCCTGCCGTAGGTCGTATCTTCTATGCAAAAGCATGGAGCCCCGATGCCGAGCCGACTGCGCCCGACTGCTTCTCTAATGATGGTCGTACGCCTGATGAGGGTTCATCGAACAAACAAGCTGAGCGTTGCGATAACTGCACCCAAAACACCAAGGGTTCAGGTATGGGCAACTCCAAAGCTTGCCGCTACTCACGTCGCATTGCGCTCGTGTTGGAAGAAGACTTTGGTACTTCACTCGAGGGCGAAGTGTATCAAATGAACTTGGCATCCAAGTCTTTGTTCGGCGACGGACATGGTGAGAATGCGCACACATTTGAAAACTACTCTAAGTACTTAGCCAACAACGGCAAGAGCTTGGACTACGTTCTTACGCAGATCAGCTTCAATGAAGAGAACGACAATCAATCAGTGTTGTTTACGCCTACGCGCTTCATCAAGCAACCTGAGTACGCTGTGACTAGCGAAGTAGCTAAAAAGCCTGACGTGCTGAAGATGGTAGTTATGACACCATACCAAGCTGACATGGCGGGTAAAGCCGCTAAGTTAGAAGCACCGAAAGCCGCCGCGCCTAAAGTTGAATCTCCTATTGAGGAACCCACTAAGCGTGAAAAGAAAGCTGACCCTAAACCTACAGTTAAGAAAGACCTTGACTCTGTGGTGAAGGCTTGGAGTGACGAGGATTAATATGCCCTATGGTTACAGCCAAAGCTTGGTGTACGCAAATAAAAAGGCAAGCATTAAGTCTTTGGGTGTGGCCTTGGGTCGTGTTTGTATCCGCGCAAACATCAGCGTTAGCGAAGTTGCAGGGTTCTTCGGGGTGACTCGGATGACTATCTACAATTGGTTCAAGGGGGATTCTGTCCCCTACCATAGCTACGATGAAGCCATTAGCGATTACATAAACCATACCCAAGCCACCATCCAAATAAAGTAAAACATGTCATCTTTCGATCTACTCGATACGGTACTGCCACCGGAAGGGCGCTACTGTGTGATGGGGATTGGTAAGTATCCTGACCAGAATTTTGTAGATACTAAGGAAGAGGTTGAAGAGCTAGCGCAGCAGTTTGTTAAACGCAAGATTGACGTATTCTTTGGATGCGCCAAGTACGGATCGTTAAACAACCGCACCCATGAAAATGCTAAATACTTCCGTGCTCTGTGGATGGACATTGACTGTGGCCCAACCAAAGGTGTACCCGACAAAAAAGGCATTATCAAAGGCTATCTCGATCAACAAACGGGACTCGACGAGTTCAAGAAGTTCTGCATTGCGGTCGGCTTACCAAGGCCAATACTAGTAAGTTCTGGTTACGGCATACATGCGTACTGGCTACTAGAAGAAACAGTGTCTCGCCGAGAGTGGGAGCCACTAGCCAATCGGCTTCGTGAGTTGTGCGTTGAGCAAGGGTTGATTGTGGACTCCTCAGTCTTTGAGGCTTCACGTATTCTGCGCATCCCCGGCACATTCAATTTCAAACAGGAAGAGCCCAAAGAGGTAACAGTCTTAAATGAACTGACGCCTCGCATGACATACCAAGAAGTTAAAGACTTGCTTGGTGCGCCTGAACCAAAAGACGATGTACCTGATTTCATTCCGCGCTCAATGAGCCCGATGATGGAAGCACTCATGGGTAACAAGGTCAAGCGGTTTAAGACGATCATGATGAAGGGTGAAGGTGGGTGCGCCCAACTTAATCACTGTTTTGAAAACCAAAACGATATTGAAGAACCACTGTGGCGCTCCGCTCTTTCTATTGCAGCTTTTTGCGTAGACGGAGACAAGGCCGCACATAAACTGTCAAATCAGCATGAGGGTTACGATGCCGTAGAAGTTGACAACAAGGTTAACAATCTACGTAGCAAAGGTGGCCCACACCACTGTGCAACATTTGCAAAACTCAACCCGCAAGGTTGCGAGGGTTGCATCCATAGAGGCAAAATTAAATCGCCCATCATGCTCGGTGTTGAGATTGAACAAGCCGAAGCAGAAGATAACGAATATGCCGTCGAAGATTCAGACGGTGAGGTTGAGATACAACATATACCAGAGTACCCGTTTCCATTCTTTCGTGGAAAGAAGGGTGGTGTCTACATTCGCCCTGAGAGCGAAGATGACGAAGCCGAGCCCAAACTTGTTTACGAGCATGACTTATATGTGGTCAAGCGCATGCGTGATCCTGAGCTTGGCGAGATAGCGTTGTTTCGTTTGCACTTGCCACACGATGGTGTACGGGAGTTCAGCATCCCTACGATGGGTATCTCATCACCTGATGAGTTGCGCAAACAGTTGGCACACAACGGAGTTGTAGCCCATAAGTCACAGTACGAATTGCTTGCAAGGTATGTTGTTTTCTTTATAAAAAATTTGCAATACATTAAAAAGGCAGAGACCATGAGAACTCAGTTTGGTTGGGTTGAGGGGAACAGCAAGTTCATCCTCGGTGATCGGGAGATTACAAAAGACGGAGTGTTTTACAGCCCGCCGTCAAGCGTTACAAAAGATATTGCCGCAAAACTAGTCGTCAAAGGCACGATGGAGAAGTGGAAAGAAGCGTTCAACATGTACGCTAGGCCGGGGCTTGAACCTCATGCGTTTGCCGCACTCACGGCATTTGGCTCACCACTGTTGAAATTTACAGGTCTTGAAGGCGCGATCATTAACGTGATTCACCCTGAGTCCGGTTCAGGTAAGTCGACAGCGTTGTTTATGTGCAACAGTGTGTATGGTGAACCCAAGGGGTTGACCTCCATGTACAAGGATACGTTCAACGCAAAGATGCACCAGCTCGGCGTAATGAACAACCTGCCTAATACGATTGACGAAATCACCAACTTGAGTGGCATGGAGTTCTCTGACTTGGCGTACAGCATCAGCCAAGGCCGAGGCAAAAACAAAATGAACGGGCAGACCAATACGTTGCGTGTAAACAACACTAGCTGGCAGGGTATGACTTTGTGCTCGGCAAACGCCAGCTTCTACGAGAAGTTAGGTGTGGCAAAGAATACGCCCGATGGTGAGTCCATGCGTCTGCTTGAGTACAAGATTGAACCCA